CTCTATGTTATAGTCGTTGAGGAACGTATCAGAATACACGCCAATCCTGGGGTCTCCACCCTCACCAACCTGCGAGTAGTCCACGAATGGCGTATAGGTAAAGGAGTCGATGAAGAAGCCACCAATGTTCTTGTTGACGTCTGGACGAAACTTCGAGTTCACCACGCCATAGTCGGCTATTTCGTCTGGGTCAGACATCTCGAACCCAGCAAATCCGCCGTGGAACTCATCACTTGAATAGAATCTATATTGCTTATTTGAGATGGGTTGAATGGAATCAAAACCACTCCAAGAGGCTTTTCTTGTAGTTCCTTCATAATACTCAAACGTATTGCTTCCACCCGTAGCTGACTTTATTGACTTATCGCCAGAAACCCACTTACCTTGAGAAGAATTCCAAACAAAATTCACAATAGATGAATTGTCTGTAATGTTCTTCAAATGCCACTATAACGAAGCCGGGAACGTGAACAAGTCCTTGAAATAGTTGCCAGTGGAGGAGAACATCGTGCCGGAGAAATCCTCAAGGACAATTCGCTCGATGTGGTCGAACGGCGTGTTCAAGACCTCAATCATGTTTGGTCTGAAGTTGGGGTTGTTGTTGAGCGTAACGTCTGAATTCGGCTCCTTCCTCTGAAGGAAGGTAGTTCCATCGTCTATCGACTTCGAGAGATGCCTTGGGTCAGTAAGGGACTTGTCGCCATATTCGTCCCCAACGAGGAAATCATGAACCCTGCCATCAACGCCATATTTCTTTTCTGAAACGTGGGTGTCTGGTCTCTCTCCATTCTCGACCCAGTATTCCTTGCGCAACACCTTCTTGATGAAAGTATCAACCTTTCCATCAGTAAGGAGTCCGCCATTCTCAAATCCACATACAAGGGTCTTCAAATTGCTAATATAGTTGTCCATTGTTCTTTCTACCGTGTTCAATTCGCCAAGGATATTTACCATTATTTGGAGAAATCAAAAGCGACTTGGTTTCCCAAGTCGCAATTGCATTCAACGATGAATCAACTTCGTCAGGCGTCAACGCAAGTGTGCTTGACGCGCATCTCGGTCTCCTTTTGCTTTCCGTAGTTGAAGGCTGTCTTGTAGTCGCCAGTGAGGTAGCCAGTGACGCGCCTCAACCTCTGAATGTTCGTCGAGCCGCACATAGGGCAAGTCTCGCCCATGTCGTCAGTGTAGCCACAATTGTTGCAAATGTCGTTGGGGACGTTCACTGCGAAATATGGAATGTCCTTGTCCATCGCATAATTGACAAGTTCTTCCACTGCCTGAGTGTTGTTCTTCGCAGAGCCATCGAGTTCAACATAGGTGATGCAACCTGCGCTTGAATATCCCGTAAGCTGAGCCTCAAGGTCGATTTTCTCGAACGGCGTCATCTTCTCCCACACCGGGATGTGCATGGAGTTCGTGAAGTAGTCGTGGTCAGAGACCTTCTCGATTTCGCCATACTTCGCCTTGAACTTCTTCATCGCAGTGTAGCAAAGGTTCTCTGCTGGGGTGTAGTACACGCCAAAGTTCAACTTGTACTCTTGCTTGAACTGCGCGCACCTGTCCTTGAACAACTGCTCGATACGCTTTGCAAACTCCATTCCCTCAGGCTTTGCGTGGTTGCAGCCAATGAGGATTTGCAGGGTCTCGGCAAGACCAAGCTGACCAATTGCGAGAGTTCCATGCTTCAGAGCAGACTTGATGCCCTCTTCCTTCTTGTAGCCGTACATCGTGCCGTTCTCGTACATGAACTTGGCAGATGCCGCAGGTTGGGAGGTAATCCAGTCGAAGCGTTCGAGCAGGGCGTCCTTCGCCTCGCCAATCTTCTTGTCGAGGAGCTTCATGAACGTTTCCTCTATCTCGCTCTGAATCGTGTCGAAGTCAGGGAGATTGGAAATGCACTCGTTTCCACGGGAGTATTCCTTGCCCAGCTTGTACTTGGACAGAACCTTCTCCTTCGCCTGCATTGCCAACGTTGGCATTATGATGGTTGTGGGGCAGATGTTTCCACGCCCGTCCTTCAACTGCCCCAGCTTGGGGTCGTCGCAATTGATGTCCCAACCATTTGCTGTTCTGCATCCCATCGTGGAGAAGTAGGTGCAGGCGTTGTTGGGGTCGTAGCCCTTATTGCCAGACCAGTCCACGTTGGCGTAGTTCGGATAGAGACGCGCAGCGGTGGACTTGCAAGCCAGCTTGAACAAGTCGTAGTTGGGGTCTCCCTCTTTCCTGTTCACGCCCTCCTTGCTCTGGAAGATGCCACATGGGAAGATGCTCGTCTTGTGGAACTTGCCGATTCCCTTGATAGAACCTTCGAGCAAAGCCTTTGTCACCATACGCCCCTCCACCAACGTGCAAGTGCCATAGTTTATGGAAGTGAACGGAAGTTGGTTCCCGGAACGGGACTGAAGGGTGTTGAGGTTGTGGTACATTCCCTCTACGGCCTGCTCCAATTCCTTCGTCGTCTGCTCCAATGCGTACTTGCAGACGTTGGGGTAGGTCTTCCACAGCTTGTCCTCGATGGAAGTGTCCTTGTCCTTCGATATGTCAGAGCAATCGAACGTCCCCTCCTTAACCTGAGTCATGAACTTCTGAACGTCCTTGTCTGTGGCAAGCGCGATGTAGCGCATTCCATCAGCATAGTGCTTCTTGAAGGACTTGCGGACATACGGCACCATCGTCCAGTCCAAGTGGGTCGCAGACACGCCACCAAATTGCTGAAGGCTCTGAAGCTGGAATATCACTGCGACGAGCTGCATCGCAGTGTTGATGGAGCCAGCAGGGCGCACGTCTCCCTGACGTGTGTTGAAGCCTGTGGCAAGCAACTTGTCAAACGGAATCGAAAGGCAGTTGTGTGAGCCAACTGCGTATGCGTCCAGGTCGTGAATGTAGATTTCGTTGTTGTTGTGGTTGTGGAGGGCTTTCTTGCCGACGAGGTGTTCGAGGGCGTAGCCCTTCGTCACGAAACTCGCAGTCTCGCCCATTCTACCACCAAAGGAATACTCGTCAACGTTGGCGTTCTGATTCTGAACGTTGCTTGCCGTCAACTTCTCTGTGAGGAACTTGGTGTTTCTGACGCGCTCCTTCTCGTAGCGGTAGGTGATGTACTTCTTCGCTACCTCGTAGCCAGAAGCCTCCATCAACTTCTTCTCTATCACGTCCTCCAAGATGTCTATGTCTATCGGCTCCTCCAATGTCTCGCAAAATGCGACAACCGCGTCAGTTATTCTCTTCAATTGCTTTGGGGTCAACTTCTCGTCTGACTTCACGTTGTCGTTCGCCTTGATTATGGAGTTCAGAATCTTCTTGGGTTCAAGGTCTTCAACCTTTCCGTCACGCTTGATTACCGTCATGTTTGTCCTCTTGTTAAATGAAATGTTCAAGGAGCATTTACCATTATGCGCCCTATACAATTATACTTTAACGACGAAAGATGCCCCCAATGGGAGCACCTTCGTTCTGGATTCTGTCAACCACCTTTATCAATAGTAGCGGCTGAAGATGTATCCATTTTCCTCGAAGTAGTCGTTGATGAGGAGGTCGCGTCCAAAGGCATCGTAGTCGAAATACCTTGATGCGGTCTCCTTGCCAAGCTGGTCAACGCCACCGATGTTGTCGATGAAGTCCTCGGCAACCTGACGGTCGCTCTCGTACTCTCCCTGGTCATAACCATCGTTGTCATAGTAGTGGTCTGGGTCTTCTGGGTTGCCCTCGGCATCCTCGTTGTCCTCGTCTCCAATGTGGAAGTCGTACATCAAGTCGCGTCCGAATGCGTCGTAGTCGAAGTACATCTCGAGGTTGTTCTCGCCAATTCCGTCCCAACCAAGATTGTCCACCATGTGGTAGGCGAAATCCTCGGCAGAATTGAATTGACCCTCGTATGCGTCTCGGAAGGAATCCACGCTGTCGTTCCCGGTGTATTCCACGAACGCCTCGTATGCATCCTTGTCATCGTCGTCCATCAGATAGAACTCGTTTATCTTCTCGAACTCTTCCTCAGTTGGCAACCCTCCTTCGTGATACCACTTCTTCGGATAGTTCTCGAAGTCCTGAACCATGAACTCAGGGTCTTTCTCGTCCTTGTGGAGCGCGCGGCAATAGTCCACGAACTCTTCATATGAATCGAACGCCGTGAGGTCAATCCACTTGCCGTCCAAAGAGCCATCGTTGTACTTGGCGTATGTGCCAACGTAGATTCTTGGAGTTCCATCGTTGTCAGCAGTGGATTCCTTCGCAATCTTCTTGAACTTCAATCCCATCTTCTTGTTCTTGGATTCCTCGTAGACGTCCAGGCAATTCATGACGTTGACAAGCCTGTACTCCACGTCGTCTATGATAATGCCATACTTGCCAGATGGAAGCTTGCCAATGTCTCGGAAGTTGATTTCCTCGATTTGCTGAATTCCACGGGAATAGAACTCGTCCCAAATGGTCTGATAGTCCATCTCCCGAAGGTCAGGGTCATCGGCGTATTCCGGATTCCTCTCGTCAAGGACCGATTTCAATGCCTCATAGAACTCCTCCACCAACTTCCTATCCTTGGCGTAGTAGAGCCCGTGGATTCCGGAATGCATGTCACGGTAGTCGATTGCCCACATAACAGGAAGTCTGGCTTCCTTCGTCATAATCTTCTTGAACTTCATCTTGTTGCCCTCGCTTACATTTGCCTCGACGCCATTCACATATTGACCAAAGTGGTCGATGTAGTCTCCAACGTCGTCTATGTCACCAACATTGTCGAACCTGGGAGTTATCTCCAGCGCTTTCTTGATTTGGGGTATTGTGTCTTGGGTGAACATCACATCCGAGTAATCGCAATAATAGAACTCGTATTCGTTCAACTCGTAGTTCACCCTCATCACGGGCTGGTCCTTGTAGTAGACCTCGTAACCCATGTCGTATCCACCAAGGGCAATCTTCCAATTGCCGCAACGGCCAAATTGACCATCTCTGGAGTCGTCCATGCGCTCCCTGGCTTTTCTCAATGCCTCAAAATTTATCATAGCAGTGTAAAGATATTTTTACTTTACACCTATTTACAATTTTTTCGAGAAATCACTTCTGGTGGTTCTGGTCTTGCTCCATGTTCGAGAGCATCGAGTGGACGAACCTTGAATAGTCCAGGAACCTTATCCTCGTCCCAGCCTTCACTTGGTCAAAGATGTTCTGGTCCTTGACGTTGTTTAGCTTCATCAGAAACCAAGCCAATCTTGTGGAACCGTAGACCTTCCAGGAAATCGACGGCCAGTGCATGTCGGTGGGACATACGTACCATTTGCACACGTTATCAGGGATGTCTATGAGGTAGAACGTGGAATTCAGGTTGTACTTCCACCGACCCTTGTCGTCTATGAAGAACGAGAACATCTTGTCAAGGTCGAAGAAGTCTGGCTGGGCGTCTGAGATGGAATGAATGTATTCTCGTATGTCGTCTGTGAAGACGCCATCTACTGTATAGGGCTTTCCAACCACCCTCGTGCCATTCTTTCCCCTCAAGTCAGCCATCAGAACTTCACCTCAACCACGTGCTTCCTCTCCATCGTCTTCTTGACATCGATGACCCGTTGATTGCGGGACCCCTTAAAAGCGCAAGACAAATCGCGCTCGTCCATCTTGAATTCACCATCAACGAGAACGTCGATATAATTCAAGATGTCTCGCATGGATGGGTCTGCAACGATTTCTTCAAACGTATATCCTGACCAGAGCCACTGAGTTTTATTGGGAAAACGTTCTCTACATTCCTTCGCCAGTAGAATTGTCTGCTTTCTATTATCCGAACAAACTGATAGTGGTTCTCCGCCCAAAAAACTTATTCCATCGCAAGTTGGTTCAGATAGTTCCTTGAATATCTTCTTTTTCGCCTCTTCGTCAAATGGCTTTCCGAAATCGGGGTCTTGAGCCTCCTTATTCCAGCATCCAGGGCATTTCCTTTTACATCCCGTACAAAAAAGTGAGCATCTAAATCCTGGACCATTCGCAATGTCTGCACGATAGATTCGGGCATAATTCATATCACTTAAACCTCCAAATAAATCCATTTGCCTTTTTTATCTTTCCATTGCAGCAATCAGAAATACCATGTCGGTTAGTGCCAGTAGCACGTTCTGCTGCTCTTGTCGATATAAATTCATTTACAATATTCATATCAAAGTCCATCTGCACCACTCCCTTGGATTTGGGATTGGCATAAATCTGTTTCTCAGATATTTTCCTTTTGGTTTCTACTGAATGGTGTCTTCCCTTAAAACCAGAAAGCTTACCTTTATGTGATTCAGATATTTTCTTCTTGGTTACATCACTATGATGTTTTCCAAGCCATGTAGTTCTACCCTTGTGAGTTTCCGACATTCTTCTCTTGCTTTCTTCTGAGTGTTTCCTTCCAGAAAAAGCATTTCCATGCTGAGAAATATACTCAATCGTCTTTTCTGACAGGGTATGTCTCGTGTCTTCAGTATGATGTCTCCCATAAAAGGTATTTCTGTTTCCACAAATCAAATCGTTATGTCTTTGTCTTGCTATCGAAGCCAATCTGAGACATTTATGTTCGCCATTAACGGTCATCATGAGATTTATAGCACCCCACATCTTACTATCGTTATAGATTCTGGCTAAAAGTTGATGTGCGAATATATGCTCCTTTATGGTAAGTCTGACGATATTGTCCTTGTCGTTCGACCCACCCTCAGAGACAGGAACTATATGATGGTTTTCACATCCAATTGAACTCTCCGAAAGGCACTGCAATACTGTTCTCTTTTGGATTAAGTCTTCATATACCTTCTTGTAGTTCATGTCTGTTGTACCTGTTCGTCAAATTCTTTGTTTCGCCAAGTTATATTTACACAACACAACTTGCACTCCACCCACATAAATTGTACCACTTCTCAGGTTTCTTGAATAGTGGTTCCGAACGTGACATTATGTCTCGGAATTGGGGCAACAACAGGTATTTACCTTTCAACAACGAAGATGTGGACCAGGTCGTACTTGGTGTCGTAGTGAACGAGACGGCACTTGTTGTATTCCAGATTGACGACCTGCCATTTGTGGAGTTCAACCAAGTCGAACAAATACGGCACGATTTCCTCCGGGGACATATAGTCGCTGTAATAAGTACAACCCTTCTTTTCCCTCAAGTCCTTGTAGACCTTGAAGTAAACACCCTTCCTGGGGCAATAGGAAACTATCATCTCAATCAACTTGGCGAACTCGTCGTCGGTAAGGGGAATGTAGGTTGCATTATGGGAGGTGTGATTAGAGATGAAGTCGAAAAACCTCTGCAACTTCTTCCACTCACTTGTTGGCAAGTCGTCAGTACTCCACATTTCATTCGTCCCTTTCAACCATGAACGCAGAAATCAAGCCAAACTCCTTGTCGTAGAAGATTTGGATAATCTTGTTGTTTCCAATCGAGCATTTGTCGAAGACGCAACCAATGAAGTCGTCCACCTTGGTGAAGACAGAAGCTGACATAGACTCCTCGGTGTTGAAGATTACCTTGAACTTCCAGCAAGCGGTTCCACGGAACTTGGTCTTGGACAGAGCATCGAACAAATCCACCTCGTCCAAGGCACGTTCCCCTGACCGAACCTGGTCGTAGTATTTCTCGAAAATCGACTTCCTCACCATAGTTCCAATTACCTCATTTCAACAAACAACCCATAAGCCCAACTGACTCTTTTGCTGGGGCCCGAGCTCCACCTACCTTGCTCCGTGCGCACGATGTTCCAACCACTCGCTCCACACTTGTCGAAGAGCCAGGGGAGTATGGTGTCAACGTCAAACGTCAGGTGCTCCTTCAAGTTCCGAAACCTTCCGGTCTTCTCGCAAACATACACGTCGAAGGTGTTTCCTGAATCCTTCGCGTCGTCGGTGTCGAGTATGTCGGCGAGCTTGGTGAGGAACGCGCCGGTGTCGATGCAATTGTCTCTCGTGGAGCAGAACAGCTTTTCAAGTGCCTTGCAATATGCCATTGTATTTTCTCCTTATATTCTGCCCCAGACGTACTTCACCGCGTCGTCTATCTGCGAGTTTCCATCAAGCGGATTCTTGACCACGTTTGAAATGCACTCGATGATGTCAGCGTCAATGTTGCCCTCGTTCTTGGTCGTTGTGGCAACCCCAATTCCAAGTATTGACCATGTGTGTCCATTGCTCTTGGTCAGCTTGAACTCCACAATGTCGTGCGAAAGGGAAACGTCCATCAACGCGGAGCAAACCTCGTCCTGCGTCTGGCAATACGCAACTCGCTTGTTGGATATCGCAATGTTGCCAGCGCCACCAAGGAACTCAATCACTGCAGGTTCGCCCTTGCCAAGTTCCCAAATGTCCCAGGCCCGAATGGGGCAATCAGTGGCTTCTTGCAGAACCACGTTCAACTTTCTGAAGAGGTCGAACTTGCCATAGATTTCAGGAACGAGAACGGGCGTCTCCTTCTTGGTTTCCTCAACCACAACCGGCTTCTCATTTCTCTTTTCCTTACGCGAATTGCAAATCTCAAGGAGCTTCGCGCAGGACAATGCGACAAGTCCAATGCTGCCAAGGCAAAGGGTCAATAGAATGGCAATGGTGACAATGGTTTCCATTGTGTATTCCCCT